TGGCGTTGTATTTCCAAAGAATTGGAAAGGAGTTGGTGCTTGTTATGGTGGATTATGTGCCATAAATAAGATTTTAAAAGAATATAACCCCAAATAATTTATGAAAAAGATATTTGGAGAATTTAGCGTAGAGGAACACCTTAATTCTGTCCGACCAGTTTGGGGAACTATTGATATTAGTTGGGGTTTTATATTCTTTATGGGTGTGATAATCTTTATTGTTTATAAGTTTTTTAACTAACCCTAATATACAGTGATTTATGAGGTATTCGGAAATTACGAGGACCTGAAAGGGTGGGGGCAAATTGCCACCCCCCTTATATACAATGATTTATGAAGAAATTTGATATAACAGTTAGTTTTGGAGAAAAAGGATTTAATAAATATGGTGGCTTTATCGCTATATTGAGACTATTAAGAAAATATCCAAAAGCTAAAATAACCATTTTAAGACTTAAATAACCCCAAATGATTGTTTTGTTTTAAGTAATTATAATAATAAAGCTAAAAAGTTATGAGTGCAGGAAAAACAGCAAAAAACAACGTTCCAGGAAAACCCTTTACAAAGGATGATCCAAGAATAAATAGAGATGGCAGACCAAGAGGATCTGGCATATCTATTACAACAGCAATAAAAAGAGAATTAGTAAATATCCCAGAAGGACAAAAGGCAACTTATTTACAGATATTAATTAAAAAGATATTAAAAAAAGCAATAATAGAAGGAGATCAACAAACTCAAAAGCTGATATGGAATTATATTGATGGAATGCCTAAGCAAAGTATGGATGTAACATCAGATGGAGAATCGCTAGGGGTTATTGTTCTTCCTCAAAGAAATAAAGAACATGGAGAAAAAATGGCAACCAACAATTCGTCAGGAAATGGCGATGATAAGGACTGAGGATGAAATTCTTTATGGGGGAGCAAGAGGAGGAGGAAAGACAGACGCTGGAATGGCTTGGCTTACATATTGGATTGACAACACAAAATACAGAGCATTAGTCATTAGAAGAAATGCTGATGATCTTAAAGATTGGATAGACAGAGCAAGGCAAATGTATAGACCGATGAGGGCAGTATTTATTGGTCAGCCAGTAGAGATAAGATTTCCGTCGGGGGCAATTATAAGGACGGGTCATTTAAGAGATGAGAATGCTTATACTAAATATCAGGGACATGAGTATCCTAAAATGCTTATTGAGGAGTTGACTCATATTCCAAGAGAGAGTGATTATGAGAAACTATTGGGTAGTTGTAGATCAACGGTTCCGGGTATTAAGCCACAGCTATTTGCTACAACAAATCCAGATGGTGATGGGCATGAATGGGTAAAGGAGAGATTTGATTGTGAGATTCCTGACATGATACCAAGAGAAAAGAAAGACAAAGCGACAGGAATAATTGCAAGGACTATATTTATTCCTGCAAAAGTAGAAGATAATCCACACTTAGTAAAAGCAGATCCCCGTTATGTAGCTTATTTAAATAGTATTAAGGATCCTGTATTAAGACGGCAATGGAGAGAAGGTAGCTGGGAAGAGCCAAAGATTAGAGGGGCTTATTATGCTGATTGGATTAGGGAGGCATATAGAGAAAAAAGAGTAACAAATGTTCCCATTGAGAAAGATTTTCCTGTTCATACATTTTGGGATTTAGGAAAGGGAGACAGAAACCCTGTATGGTTTGCTCAATTCATTGGTTCAGAGATTAGATTAGTTGATTATTATGAGCCAGACTCAATAGGTTTAGTTAATTACATCAGAGAGATTAAAGACAAGGGATATGTATTGGGAGAACATTTTGCACCTCATGATATCAAGGTAAGGGAATATACCTCTGGAAAGTCAAGAAAGGAGATAGCAGAAAGTCTTGGCATTGATTTCCAAGTAGTTCCCAAGTTAAGCATTGATGATGGTATTGAGGCAGTTAAGACAATTTTTAATAGATGTGTATTTGATAAGGTTAAGTGTAAAGATGGCCTATTGGCTTTAAAACACTACAAGAAAGAATATGATGAGAAGAGAAGTGATTACAAGAACGTTCCTTATCATAATTGGGCATCTCACGGGGCAGATGCATTTAGATACATGGCAGTCAGTTATGCAATGATAACTGGTGAGCCAATAGATAAGAAACCAAGCGAATTCAAGAAAGTGAGAAGCAAAGAATTCGGTAGTAACATTGGAGGCCAGAGGAGTCGCTTCAATTATTAAAATGCCAGATACAATAATACAAAAGAAAACGATAAATCCATTAGCTAATAAGATACTTAGTGAGGTTGATGAATACCAAGAAGCTTCATCTTCTAAAAGAAGTATGTGGGTTGAGTGTTATAGACACTATATGTCTTTTTTAAAGAGTGCAGAAAACCCATTTTTAGCTAATATGTTTATACCCAAAACACACGAAGCAGTTGAATTACTAGCTGCTTTTTTAGCTGGTTCAAACCAGACTGTTGATGCTGAGCCAGAGGGGAAGAATGATACTGAGAAGGCAATAATAATCAGGAGATGGCTTGAGTTTATATGGAGAAAGGTTATCAAAGCCAGGAATAAGGTTGTTGTTTGGATCAAGCAGTCATTAATCTTTTCTAATGGAATAATGAAGGTCTGGTGGGATCCCGACAAAAATGCTCCAGGAATGGAGGTTATTAGTTTGCCAGATGTGTATTTTGAATTTTACCAATCAGACATTCAAGATAGTTATTCAGTAATCCATAGGGTTGTAAGGAATATTGAGGATGTTAAGAATGATGATAGATATAACGAGAAAAGAAAAAGTGTTATAGCTGATAACGAAGATATTGAAGATGAGTCAGAGACAAAGTTTACTCCTTATGATAAAAGCATCAAGGAAGATGCAAAGACACAGGAAACTCAGAAGGTAGAACTTTATGAGAGATGGTGCAAGAGTGAAGATGTTATAGCTACGATAGCTCCAACGGCAATGGGCTATGAGATTTTAAAAAAGGAAACATTCAAAGAGAAAGGATATGTTGACAGTGATGGAAATAAGTTCTATGGGTTTATCAAGATGAGAACCAAGCAATCACCTCTTCCAAACAGGGCATATGATATTGGACAGATTGAACCTACGCTGAAACTTCAGTCAGCATTTAATGATATGATCAACGAGGTTTTTGATAATGTTTCTCTTATAAATAACAAGATGTGGGTTAAGAGAAAAGGATCCGGTATTATGCCGGTTCATTTGGTTAGAAGGCCAGGAGGAGTTATTACTGCAAAAGATGTTAATCAGGACATCAGAGAGCTTGAAACATCAGATATTAAGCAGTCAGCATTAGAAACATTGAACATATTGGATAAAGAGTTCCAAATGGCTTCAATGATGTTTAACCTGTTATCAGCTATGGAAGGTGGTGGAACCACTGCTACAGAGGCAGCAATAGGGCAACAAAATGCTTTAACCTTGCTTGAGATGGTAGATGACAATGTTAAAGAGGCTATGTCTGATTTAGGACAGATGCTTGTTGAATTAATGCTTAAGAACACTACTGGAAAGCAATCAATTAAATTATTTGATAATGATTCATTATTTGGCTTTCTTGATTTTGATGTCAAGGAAGTTGACGGCAAATATGATATTAAAATATCAGCTGATAGAGAGGTTCCTGGAGGTAGTATGGTTAAAAGGAAACAACTTCTTGATTTGCTTAATTTAATATCAAGAGACGAGGAATTGGCTATGCAATATCCAAACCTTAAAGCTAAGGTTATTAAGGAGTGGATGAAAGAAGGTGGGACTTCTGATGTTGATTACTTCTTTGAAGAGGACAAGAAGGAATCAGCAGGAGAGGGATTAATTAATTTTAAAAAACCCCGAGGGGGAAAGTCTATTGGACTTGTTACTCCTTCAAGGAGAGAGGGATTAAGCCCTGGAGCTATTCAGCAAAGAGCTGAAGCTCCCTTGACCGAGCAAGGAAGTACAGAGACAGTTTAATATGCCAGCAGAATTTTTAAAATGTGTAAAAGAGAAAGGAAGAGTAAGAAGAATTGTCGGACCAAGCAAAAGGTTTGATCTTGGTAATGGTCAATACAGAAATGTTTGTTTTAAAAACAAAAAGATGTTTATGGGACATATCAAGAGCAAGAAAAAGAAAATATGAACAAGAAAGAAATAGAAAAAGGAATAGCTGGAGATTTAACCAGGGCAAGATTTGTCGCTCAACTTTTTAGATCAGAGGGGTGGAAGATCTACGATAAAATGAAGAAGGAAAAACTAAAAGAGTTAAGAGATATTAATAGTTGTAAAGACGAGATAGAATTAAAGGCTCGTCAACGATCAATAAAGATACTGGAAGATTTAGATGAGGGGATTAAAGCGATAGAAGAACAGGCAGATGAAGCTTTAAAAATGAAAGAAAAAATAGAGGGGAATAATTAATCGCCAAACCCTATTTGAGGAGATAGGACGGCACTAAACATGGAAGAAGAAACCAAACCTGTAGAAGGTTTAGAGGGAGTAAAGTCTGAACTTGAAGCTGAGGAAACTTCTCAAGATGAGAAACCCGAAGAACAAGGGGAGACCGAAACCGAAGAACTGGAGCAGACGGCAGGTGATGAGGGTGAACCTGAAAAAGAAGAGACTGATTATAAAGTCAAGTTCTCTGAATCCACTCGTGAAAATCAAAGAATACGAGAGGAAAATCAAGCCCTTGAAGACGAATTAGAAGAGGCTAGGGCTAATTCTAAGCGTCTTGAAGAAAGCCTAAGGTCTAATCTTAAAGAGTTAGAGGAAACAGACCCAGCCTCAGCTGAAGTAATTAAGATTAAACAAAAGCTCGCAGGCTTAGAGAAATCAAATTTGCTTGAAAAAGAAGCAAGGGTGATTTCTGAATTTATAGAGCGTAATCCTCAGGCTAAGGACGACCGTGAAGCCCTAAAAGCACTAATGCGTGCAAACCCAAGAAAAAGTGCAGAACAACTATATGAGAGGCATTTGAAGCCTGCTTATAACAGAGGGATGGACGCTGGTGCTAATAAACTTCGCAAACAGAAGTCGGCTAAGCCAGAGACTGGAAAAGGTTCAAAAACGGGCGAACCTACTGGTGAGTTTCCTGACGGATTTAATAGCTGGAGCCTTGATAAGCGTAAGGCTTATTTCAAGAGGAAGGGTATTACCGGAGCAGGTGAATTCTAAAGTAGGTTAGATTTAGACTAATGGAGAAGTTAGTCTTAGTTGTTAGATGGCAAAAGGAACGACCTCTACAACGACTCAAAATCTAAAAAACTACTGGCACGATTTTTTCATTGAAAATATCTATGACTGGTTAGCAATGAAAGGACTTACCAAAAAAGCCAAAGTCCCCAAAGGACAGGGTAAAACCGTTTGGTGGGTAGGTATTTCTAAAGTTAATCCAGCTGGAGCAAGCATGACAGAAGGTTCAGATCCAACAGCTCGCTCATCTGCTGCTACCAGAATTTCTGGTGTTCTTGCAGAGTATGGTAACTTAGTTACCAATTCCAAGCTATTTATGGATGTTTCCATTGATGGCACAAAGGAACAACTCTTGAAGGATTTAGCAAAAGATGCTGCTAAGTTGATGGATGACACTGTTCTTGCTAAGGCTCTTGGAGGTGGAACCGTATTGTATGCTGGTGGTAAACTTCACAGATCTGGAATAGTTGAAGCTAATACTGCAACAATTAGTGATATTAGGAAAGCTGTTCGTTTATTGGAATTATCTTCTGTCCCACGATGGCAAGATGGTTTCTATGTCGGACTAATTCATCCTGATATTAAGTATGACCTACAATCAGATAGTCATTGGAGCGATATTGTAAAATATCGTGATACTGTAAAGTATGACATTGTCAATGAAGTTGGAAGCATTTGGGGAGTAAGATTCGCATTGTGTCCTACAATTCCTATTCTTGTTAACTCTGGTTCAGCAAATGTTGATATTTATAGAACTTTAATTTTCGGACCTGACTACATTGGTCAGTCAGAACTTGGAGATCTACAAATTGTTATCAACGAACCAGCAAGGAACTCTGAATTAGGAACTTACAATGCTTATGGATATTACTTCTGGTTAGCTACAGAAAGATTGGATGACACGGTTTGTGTTAGATTAGAGTCAAATGCATCTTTAGCATAAGGTGCTTAAATTAAAATATTAACTTGTAAAAAAAAATTTGGGGGTCAATTACATTGGGCAGTAAAATCTTCTCCTCTATTGTCCAATCAATTGTTGACCCCCAGAGGAGCTTTATGAAAAAACCAAAGATATCAATTATATTATCAACTTATAACAGAAAAAACCTTCTTAAGAAGGCAATCAAATCAGTTCTTTTACAAACATTCAAAGATTTTGAATTAATTGTTGTTGACGATTGTTCAACAGACAAAACACAAGAATTGGTAAAGAATTTTAAATCAAAGGACAAAAGGATAAAGTATTTTAGAATGAAGAAGAATTTTGGCAATGATTCACAGCCAAAGAATGTTGGAATACTTAAGTCTGAAGGAGAGTATATTGCTTTTCTTGATGATGATGATTATTACAGGCCAGACGCTTTAAAGATTCTTTATAGGTATCTTGAAGTGTCAAAAGCAGATGTTGTTTATGGGGATTACCTAATTGATAGTTTAAAGAAAAAAGGAAAGAAGTCTCCGGGATGGTCTGTGGACTTTAATATTCCTGCTTTAACAAGAATGAATTATATTGCTATGCCAACTGTTTTAATTAAAAAGGAGAAGATAATAGAGGTTGGTGGATTTGA